CCATCGAGTGGGCCAGCAAGGGCGGCCTCGTGCAGCACTTCCTCGTCATGGGCGCTATGGCTCCCCGCGTGAAGTCTGATTACGAGGGCAACACCGGCATCGTCCATTACAGCTAAGGGTGACGGGGCTCCGGCCCCCGCCCTTGCCAGGGAGGTTTTGATGGCTGAATACCGGCTGAAAAGCGGTAAGCACACCCGGAAGGAAAACGGGCAGCGGGTAACGTACCGCGCAGGGGATACGATCAAGGACCCGTCCGAGCGTGAAATCAAGATGAACGGCGACCGGCTGGAGAAGGTCGGCACCGAAAAGGCTGACGAGAAGCCCGAGAAGGCCGATAGCGGCGACGCAAAGGGCGAGCCCGGGGACGAGTACCCCAAGCACAAAGGCGGCACCAAGTGGGAACTGAGCGACGGCAGCGCCTTTAACGGCAAGAAGGCTGAGGCGGTTGCTGCCGAGCAAGGGCTCCGCGACGGCGCCTAATGGGGGCATCCCCATCGTTCTGAGAGCCCGCCGCCTCCCATAGCGGCGGGCTTTGTTCTAGGAGGCTCCCATAATGCCCCGGGTATCCGATCCCGAAGTTAAAGCGATCATCGAGACGGACGACACGGACCTCGCGCCGTATATCTACGCCGCGTCTGCCGTGGTCGACAAGCACCTGCTCAGCCAGGGGGTCGCGTCTGAAACCCTCAAGGAGATCGAGCGGTGGCTGGCCGCCCACTTCCTCGCGGCCAAGGAACAGCAGGCCGCGCAGGAGTCCTACGGGAATAGCAGCGCGACCTACCAGGGGCAGACCGGCCTCGGGCTCGATGGGACGCAGTACGGGCAGCGGGCCAAGCTGATTGACCCAACCGGCAACCTTGCCCGCGCGAGCCTGGACAGCGTGGAGGTCGGGCTCCTATGAGCCGGCGCCACCCGCACACGGTCACCTATTGGGCCCCGGACGGCTACGACGAGCACGGCCGCCCGGCCTTCGCCGCACCAGTACAGATAGCCGGCCGCTGGGAGGACGTGAGCGAAATGACGCGCGGGCCGGATGGGGCACTAGTGCTGGTCACCAGCCGGGTCCTCACCGCCGACGACGTAGCCGTGCAGGGGTACCTCTACCTGGGCACGAGCACCGATGCCGACCCGCGGGCGGTCGACGGGGCCCGGCAGATCGTCAACTTCGAGGGCGTGTGGAACATCGCCGGGACCAAGAAAGACCGCACGGCGAGGCTAATGTGATGGCGCGATCAGTCCTAAAAGGCGGCGACGAGGTGCTCCGAAACCTTAATCGGGAGATCGCCAAGCTGCGCGGCCGGACGCGGTTTGGCGTTTACAAAGCGGCGCTCCTCGTTCGGCGTGAAAGCCAGCGGCTAACCCCGGTCGATCAGGGCAACCTCATCAGCAGCGCCGGCACCGAGAGCGTCGGGTCAGAGGAACAGCCGGCGTCGGTTATCTACTATACCGCCAGCTATGCGCCATTCGTGCATGAGGACCTGGAGGCCCGGCATACGAACGGCACGGCGAAGTTCTTGGAGAAGGCTTTGCTGGAGAACGAGGGCCGGGTCCTGCGTATTATCGCCAAGGAGGCCGAAATCGAATGAGCGCCCCAGCCAAAGACGTGCGGGACATTCTGGTCGCCGCTGGCGTGGGACAGGTGGGCGGCTCGGCAGCCTGGGGCATCTTCTACCCGAACGAGCCCGACGCCCCTACCGAGGCGATCACCCTCCGGGACACTGGTGGGCGCGATCCCGAATACCTACTCGACGACTCGACCCTCGCCTACCCGCTGGTGCAGGTGCGGGTGCGGGCGCAGGACTATGACACCGGATACGCGAAGGCAAAGGAGATCGAGGCGGCGCTCGGCGGCCGTGCGCCGGAGACGGTAAACGGTACGCCTTACGCCGGATTCTGGCAGACTGGCGCAACTAACCACATTGGGGCCGACGCGCAGGAGCGCCCCCTGTTTACCCTTAATTTCCGGCTCGTGCGAGAGGAGTAGACGATGGCGAAAAAGATCCAGGTAAGCAACGACGGGGGGTCCACCTGGGCCGACATTCCCGGGCCCTCCGGCTCCATGAGCCGGGACGGTGAGCAGATCGACGACACCATCCTCGGCCAGGCATTCCAGTCCCAGCAGCCCGGCCTCATTTCGTGGTCCACGGATGCGACCGGCTACTACAAGGGCTTCCCCGGCTATCACGCCACCATCAAGGAGATCGGCGCGTCCTCTACTTCCGTGACCGGCGGCGCCATGAGCCAGGAGAACGGGCAGACCTACCGCATCGACAACGCCGCGCACGAGATTTGGGATCAATCCGCCACCACCACCATCTACGACAACGGGGCGCAGGTGGCGGACTCGAACATCGAGTCCATCGACTACCTGTTCGGCCGCGTCACGTTCGTTTCCGGCTATACCGTAACCGGGCCCGTGACGGCCGATTTCAGCTATTACGCGACCAACACGGTCGGCAAGGGGCGGCAGATCAGCCTCTCTCAGACCGCGAACCCCGTGGACAACACCGACCTGCCGACCGCGCAGGCTAACAACGGATTCCGCACCTACGAGGTGGGGCTCCGCACCGTGGCCGTGAGCCTGAGCGGGGTCTATGACGCCGCCAGCGGGTTCTTTACCGCGCTCAAGAACCGCGACGAGACGATCCTGGAAATCAACCCGGACGGCAACAGCCAGTCGGTTGCCCGGGGCTACTTCAAACCCAGCAGCCAGAGCCAGAGCGGCAACGTCGGGGCCCTGGAGGACGAGGAGGTCCAATTCGTCCTCTCCGTGCAGTCGGCTGACGTTACCCCCTTTGCGTGGGATCACGCCGCCGCCACGACCCTTGCTGATTCCCTGATGTGGCTGCTGGACGCCTGGGAGGGCGGCACCACCATCGACGCGCGGTATCTGCCGGACGGGTCGACCGGGTACCAGGGGACGGCCGTTCCTACCGACGTGAGCATGAATGTCACCCTCGATGGGATGGTGGAGTTCTCCGCCAACCTCCAGGGTTCCGGCGAACTGAACAGCGTGTAAGGGAGAGGCAATGAGCAAAGAGCAACTGCGGTCGCAGCTACTCGGCAAGAACGAAGCGTTTAAGGACCTCCCGGTCGAGCATGGCGGGGTTCGCTTTGTCATGCGGCACCCAACGGTGGGGGAGCGCCGGGAGATTACGCAGGAATCCATCGACCCCGAAACGGGGCTGCGGGACTTCTGGTTGTATGGCTTGAAGGCTGCGATTCGGCTGGCGGTCGACCCCGACACCCGGGAATCCATATTCACCGACGCCGACCTCGACGACCTCCTCGGGCGTCCCTCCGGCGGCCTGACCGATACGTTGTTTGAGGCGGCCCTCACGCAGATGAACGTCCGAGCGGGGGACGCGGTAAAAAACTACGAGACGACCCAGAACTCCGGGGAATCTTCGAACTAGGGGAGAAGCTGGGTCGCTTCGCCACCGAGGTAATGGAGTTGCCGGCCTGGGAGTTGGCTTATTGGTCGGCTTATTTCAAGATTAGACACGAGGAGGCCGAGCACCACCGAAGTCATAGCAACCTCAAGGCCACGGCGAAAAAAGAAGGCGGCAGCTTCTAATGGCAATCGACATCGGAGAACTCCAGGCCACCCTCGGGGTAGATACCCGGGGGGTCGACCGGGCAGACCGCCGGATGCGGGAGTTTCAGAACAGCACCGAAACCCGTTTCCAGCGCATTAGCCGGCGAGCCGCCGCCTTCGGTCGGAATTACGGCCGGGGCATCGCGGCCGGCGTTGTCGCGGCCGGCGCCGCCTTCGCCTACGTCACCAACAAGGCCCTGGACACGGCAGACGCCATCGACAAGGGGGCCAAGACCGCCGGCCTCGGAATCGAGCAATTCCAAGAACTTACGTTTGTTCTTGAACAGAACGGCGTCAGGGCAGACGATGCGTCCGCCGCCTTCCGCCGGTTCAATCGCCGCTTGGGGCTTGCCCGGGACGATACCGGCGCCGCTGCCGATACCTTCGGGGAACTGAATATCGCCCTCCAGACGAACGAGGGCCAACTCCGCAGCACCGGGGCGGTCATGGACGACGCCCTCGCCCGCCTCGCCAGCATCGAGAACGAAGCCAACCGCGCCGCCAAAGCCTCCGAGTTGTTCGGGGAGGACAGCGGCCCACGCCTCGCCGCCGCCCTGAATGATGGCATCCAGGGCATCGAGGAACTGCGCGCCCGGGCCCGGGAACTCGGGATCGTTTGGGAGAGGGACCTCGTGCAGAACGCGGTGGAGGCCAAGGACCGGCTCAACGAAATGAGCCGCGTCGTCCGGGCCAACGTCTATCAGGCATTCGCGGAACTCGCCCCGGAGATCGAGGATGTGAGCCAGCAGCTTGCCGAAAACCCGGAAATGATCCGCGACGCGGCGGAGGCGCTGGCCGCCCTGGGCAACGTGGCGATCCAGACCGGCCGCGGGTTCCTCTGGCTGAGCAGCAACGTACACGCCGGATTGCAAGCCATCGGGGTTATCGACACTAGCGAGTTTAGCGACATAACCCGGGAGATGGAGAAGCTGGTAGCCGTGCGCGACCGCTTTATCTCCAAGCTGGAGGACGCGCCCGAGGAAGGCAGCTTTGGGGACGTATTCTTTGCCAACCGCAAGGAACTGCTGGCCGACATAAACGCGATCAACGAGAAAATCCTCGAACTCCAGAAGCGGCGGGAGGCCCTTATCGACACCCCCGGCCCCGACCGGGTAACCGTGCCGGACTTCGGCGGAGGCGGCGGAGGCGGCGACGGGGAGGGCGACGGGATCGACCGCAGCATCGAGGCCATGAAAAAGCGGGCCCGCGAGTTCGACGCGGTGTGGGAGGAAACGGTCACCGACTTTGCCCGCCTCAACGAGGAGGCCGCAGCCCGTAGCGCCGCCGCCTTCAACGAACTGGAGCAGGAGTGGAACAGCAACCGGCGGGCGTTCCAGCGGCTCAATGAGCAGGCGGCGCAGGAGAGCATCCGCGCGTATGAGGAACTCGACCGAGAGTGGAATCAGGCCCAGCGCCAGTTCCAGGCCCTGGAGGACCAGCACCGCGAATCCACCGACGCGATGCAGGACCAGATTCAGCAGTGGTCCCACACCTTCTCCGGGGCGCTGGCCGATATGCTCGTGGAGGGGGAGTTCACGTTCGACCAACTCCTAAAGTCCTTCACGAAGATGATGGTCCAGATGGCGATTCAGCAGGCGGCGGTTGCCCCGGCCTTCGGGTTCCTGACTGGCGGGGGCGCCTCTGCGGGTGGGGCTAAGGGGCTTGCCTACGAGGGCGGGGTCCAGAAGATGGCCCAGGGCGGGCTCGTGACCGGCCCCACCATGTTCGGAACCGGCAACGGCGTGGCCGTGGGCGGCGAGATGGGAGACGAGGCCCTGTTTCCGATCACCCGGAACGCGCGGGGCGACCTCAGCGTTCACGGCGCGGCGCCGGAGGTGAACCTCTCCGTGCGGGTCGTGAACAACACCGGAGAGCAGGCTGACGTGAGCACCCAGACCCGCAACCGCGGCGACGGGGTGCAGGAACTCATCATCCAGCTAGACAGGGCGATGGCCGACCGCGTGAACCGCGGGCAGAGTGAGATCGGCCGGGCCGTGGAAGGGCGTTACGGACTGAGCCCGAAGGGGATCAATCGTGGCTAGCATTGCGTGGCCGGCCGGGCTGCCGGATTACCCGCTCGTGCGCGGTTTCAGCATGTCGGAGGAAGATAATGCCATCGAGAGCCAGCCCAGCTATGGGCCGGTTCTCAGGCGTCAGCGGTTCACCGGGGACATGGAACTGTTCTCCCTCCCCTACCTTTTGACCGACGCTCAGCGGCAGACCTTCGAGAACTTTTACCGGAACACCGCCAAGGCCGGGGCCTTGCCCTTCGACCACACCCATCCCCTCAAGGGGACAACGGTTGAGATGGAGTTCCGGCACGACAGCGGGCCCGGCTACTCGCGCGAGTACGTCGCCCCGGATCGCTACCTAGTGACGATCCAGGTGAGGGTGCTGCCATGAGCCGGAGCGTATCCCAGGCCGCCCTTTCCGACCTCTATGCCCGCGTTTCCGAGTCGGCGTTCCTGCCGTTTCTCCACATTGACCACGTCGACCTCGCCGCGCCGATACGGCTGGTCTACAACACGGCCAACGTGGAGCGAACCGGGCAGGGCGGAGAGGACCCGGATGGCACGAGCACGGTGACCTATCAGCATTTCCCGTTTGATGTTAATCCGCCGCCACAGGAGCCCGACCAACTGAGCGAGGTCGACCTCTCGGTCAGCAACGTCGACCGCCGCATCGTTCATGCAGTCCGCTCTCTCGACAGCGCCCCCGAGGTAACGTTCTTCATGGTCAGAGGCGGCGACCCTAATACCATCGAGGCCGGCCCGTGGGCCTTCTCCCTCAAGGACACCCGTTGGGACCAAATACAGGTGCGCGGCCGGCTCGGCTTCCCCGAAATCCTGGATGAGCCCTTTCCGGCCCACACCTACAACCCCATCGACTTCCCGGGGCTGTTTAAGTGATTGACCCGACCCCCTATATCGGTATCCCGTTCAAGGAGTGCGAGGCTTCGCTGGCGGGCGCTGACTGCTGGGGATTGATCGCCGTGGTGTACCGGGGGGAGGGAAGGGGAGAAGTTTCGTCATACGGCCATTATGAAAGCCTGAGCGATGAATCCGGTATGACTGACGAGTTGCACGCGGCCTTGGAGGACTGGCAGCAGGTCGCCGGGGAGGACCCGGGCGAGATCGCGGCCAAGGCGAGCCAGGGCGACGTTCTGCTATTCCGCTTTGGCTACCGCCCGCACGTTGGCCTGTACCTGGGTGGGCGTATGATGCTCCACACCGAGCGCGGGGCCATGAGCCACACCGTCGATTTCACCGGCCCCCGCTTCCGCCACCGGCTACTCGGAGCCTTCCGGTATGGCTGACGTAACCATCGCACCTCACCCCCTCAAGACCGCCCATTACCGGGGAGAGGTCGAGCCGGGCAGCACCATCGCCGGGATGCTGGCGCAACTCGATGTCCCGGAGTCGCTCGCCGTCTACGTCGAGGTAAACGCCCGGCCGGTGCCGCGGGCGGAGTGGGGGCGGTGCCGCCCCGGCCCGCAGGACGTGGTGGTTCTCCGCGTCCTCCCCGGCGACTCCGGTGGCGACAAGGACCCGGTGCGGACGTTCCTCACCATCGCCGTTATCGCCGCCTCCATCTACGTCAGTGCCGGAGCCGGAGGCACCCTGGTTGCCGGCGGCGTGTGGTCTAGCGTGGGCGCCGCGGCCGTCGCCTATGGCGGCATGTACCTCGTCAACCAGATCGCGCCCCCGCCGTCGCCGTCTGATTCGGGCGGAGGCGTTGAGCGAGACGATCAGCCGGCGATAACCGGCACACGGAACCGCATGAGGAAATACGGCGCCGTCCCGCGCATCTTCGGCCGGGCCCCCGTGTATCCCGACTTCGCTGCCGAGCCCTATACCGAGATCGTCGGGAACGACCAATGGCTCCGCATGGCGTTCTGCGTCGGATATGGGCCGTTGAACCTCTATGACCACAAGATCGGGGAGGACCCCATCTCTGGCTACGAGCACGAGATGGAGGTTTGCGACCGAACCCGGGGCGACCCTTATCCCACCCTGTTCACCAACGACGTGGCCAGCACGAGCCTGAGCACCTACCTCGAACAAAGCGGCGACAACGCCGGGACGTGGCACACCCACACGACCCAGCCAGGAACCGACGAGATAAGCCTCGATATTCGGTTCAACGGGCTAATGCGCGTGGACAGCGACGGCGACAAGTTCCGGCTACGGGCGGAGTTCGAGGTGCAATACCGGCCGCTCGGCGGGTCGACGTGGACCGACCTGCCGACCTCTGCCGAGGTGTCGGGCCCGGCCTCGGCCAAGGTCCCGGAGGCCGGATTCCTCATCGTCACGCGCAAGCGGTTCGGAGTTTTCCTCCTCGGCATCCGGTGGAAAACCGGGGCGCCCGATCAATACGAGGTAAGGATTCGCCGCAATGCGACCTGGAACCTGAATCGCGTAGGGACCCAAACCAGCTATCCGTTCCCTGGGAAGGACTGGCAGCTAGATTACTGCTACGACTCGACCGGCGACGGGAACCCGGATACCTGCTGGTACTACCGGCGCGAAGCGGATGAGGACTCAGCCGCCGGCACGGCTGCCCGCTCGGATTGGATAACGCTCCGCAGCGTCAAGTATGTCGACCCGAGCGACCTCTACCACGATGCCTTTGTTTATGTCGTGATTCGGATCAAGGCCACCGATCAACTGAGGGGGGTGCTCGACCGCTACCGGGTAACCGCCCAAGCCCTGCTAGAGACGTGGGACGCCGGGCTAGGCCAATGGACCGGCCCATACGAAACCCGGAGCCCGGCCTGGGCCTATGCGGAGATCATGCGCGGGGCCGCTAACAAGCGGGCTTTGGCGGACGCTCAAATCGGCATCGACGAGATCGACGAGTGGGGGACGTGGTGCCTGAATAACGGCCGGGTCTTTGACTACGTTTTCAGTACGCAGACCACCGTGTTCGAGGCGCTCAAGATGGCCGCGGCGGCCGGCCGGGCCAGCTTCCTAGTGCGGGATGGGAAGTACGGCGTCCTCCAGGACGTTCCGCGGTCAACCCCGACGCAGATGATCGCACCCGGCATCAACGCATGGGCCTACGAGGGGCAGAAGCCGTTTACCGAGCGCCCCGATGGGCTCAAGGTACGATTTATCAACGCAATAAAGGGGTACAAAGAGGACGAGCATATCGTCTATGAGCAGGGGGAGGACGCTTCCACCGCTCAGACCTTCCAGACCTTGCGCTTCCCAGGCGTGACCGACCCGGAGTTGATCGCCAAGGATGCCCGCTACCACATGGCCACCAACCGGCTCCGGCCGGAGATTCACAAAGTGGATATGTGGATCGACGCTATCACCTGCGAGCGCGGGGACCTTGTGCTGTTCCGGGAGGACGTGATGCTCGTAGGGCTGGCCAGCGGGCGCCTTACCGGCATCACGACGGACGGTAGCGGCAACGTGACCTCGATCACGACAGACACCGAATGCCCGATGGAGGCCGGAAAGGAGTACGGGGTTTGGGTCCGCACTCCCGACACCGCCAAGGGGGAGAACGGGCTCGTCCACACTACGGTCACCACCGACCCCGGGGATCAAACCACGCTCACCCTGAGCCCGGCTATCCCTGCGGCCGACGCGGTAGCGGACGGCGACGGCTTCGCCTTCGGAGAGAACGGCCTCGAAACCCGCCCCATGCTCGTCCAGTCGATTCGCTACAAAGGCGAATTGACGGGGGAGGTCCGCCTCATCGACTACGGCGACGAGATCGGCAGCCCCAGCCATGCCGTCTACGACGCGGAGGACAACCCCACCGCCACCTATGACCCGGGAATCACTCTGCCGCCCGGCCTAAACCCGTTCCCGCCACCGAAGCCGGTTATTACCGAGATAGAGAGCGACGAAGGGGTATTGATCCGGGCCGCGGACGGTAGCCTCCAGCCCCGCATCCGGGTCGCCTTCTACATTCCGACAGGCGGCCAGACGGCGTCGCCCGAATGGGTCGAGGTCCGGTTCCGCGAGGCCGATCCCAGCATCGACAGCTTCGACGGTCCCGACGTATGGACGGCGGTAGACGCGCGGGCCGATGCCGGGGAGGTGTACCTAGAGCCAGTCGAGGCCGGGGTCGCCTACGAGATCGAGGGCCGCACGGTCAGCGGCGGCGAAACCCCGGGCATCTATTCGGAATGGACGGCGACCCAAACCGAGACGGTCGTGGGCGCGTCTACCCCGCCGCCGGCCGTTACTGGCCTGACGGCCACAACCGCCAATTGGATCAGCGCCGGCTCCAAAAGCTACGGCGTCCGCCTCAAGTGGGAAGCCTGCCCGGTCATTGACCTCAAGCGGTACGAGATTCGCAGCGCGGATGCGAATTGGGGGCAGGACGACGATCAGCTACTCGCCCGGCCGCTCGACGAGGTGGCCACCTTGCCGGTGGCAAGCGCCGGCACCCACACCTTCTACGCGAAGCCGGTGGATACTGCTGGCAACTACGCAACGACGGCCGCCTCGGTGCAGGTGACGATCACCGCCCCGACCGTCTCCGGGCTTACGGCCGCATTCGACGGCCCGAACGTGGTGCTCGGGTACAGCGGCGTCGAGGAAGATTTCCCGATCCAGTCTTTCGAGATCAGGCGCGGAGCCGACACCTGGGCCGCCTCTCAGCTAGTGGCCGTCGTGCAGTCCACCGAGTTCTCGAAAAAGGCGGATTGGGTGAACGCGCAATATTGGTGGGTCGCGGCCAACGACGCCGCCGGCAATCAGGGCGCCCCCTCTCAGATCGAAGCCGTGGTCCAGCCCCCGGCAACGCCCACAAACTTCCAAACTAAGGTTTTCGGGGAAAAGGTGCTTTTTTATTGGGACCCGCAGCCACGGACGCTCCCAATCGACCATTTCGAGCTATGGCGGCATAACAACAAAGACGCCACTTTTGGGGATACGGGGACCGAGTTCCTCAACAATATTGACGGCACGTTCGGCACCTACACCGAGTCCCAATCAGGGACCTTCGCCTACTGGACCCGCCCGGTGGACAGCGCGGAGAACAAGGGGCCGGCCGCCCAGGTTGCGGCGTTTGTCGACGACCCCCCGGATTTCGTGCTCCAAAACGAGTTCCGCACCGACTGGACCGGCCCGCGCTCCAACGTGGTCCGGGAAGCGCCCCGCGACCGGCACCGGCTGGTGCTCGACGGCAACGGCGATTATGTGGCGATCAGCGGCTACGCCTATTCGGCGGTTATCTCGGCCATGACCGTAGAGGCTTGGGCCCGAACCAGCGAGGGGAGCGGGGAACAGGTAATCGCCAGCTTCGATGCGAGCGAATACTGGCGCCTGCGCGTCAATAACGGCGTTGCCGACATGGTCGGGGAAGGGACGGCGGTGGACCTCACGGGGGCCACCTACGTCGCTGACGGGGATTGGCACCACGTCGCCGTCAGCTTTGATGGGGCGGCCGGCACGGCCACCCTTTACGTCGATGGCACCCAGGAGGACCAAAACACCGGGACCGCTGCCAACTTCGGGGACGGGGCAATCACCCGATACGGGTTCCTCGGCGTCGGCTCGGAGTCTGGCAGCTATAACGAAAGCACCGGCCCTGACTCTTGG